CGGCCAGCAGATTTCAGCAAGCAGGACAAAGTCGACATCACGACGAACGGCAAGGACATAAACGGTATGAGCGTCGAGGAGATGCTGGCGGAACTTGAACGAATTAAACAAATTAAGCAGACGTGAGCTGGCGCTGCGGCTGGCGATCGAGCAGCATAACCTGACGTTTTCCCAGTGGTATCAGTTGCGCAAACCGACAGACTACGGTTTTCCACGTCACATCAAATACCTATGTGACATCGTCGACAAGGTCATCAGAGGCGAGTTGCAGAACGTCGCTATCAGCATGCCGCCAGGACATGGTAAATCGCAGACCATCACGACCAGGCTGCCAGTTTACTGGGGACAGAGGCATCCAAAAGATGCCATCGTTTTTACTGGCTACTCACAGGATTTCGCCGACAGAAACCTGTCCAGACCAGCACGCGAGCTGGCTGATGAGCTGGGTGTGCTGGACGCATCATCAAATGCCATGAGTGAATGGCGACTGACAAATGGCGCCAGACTGGTCGCCAGGGGAGTCGGCAGCGCACCGACAGGTATAAACCCGATTTCGCTGTTGATATGCGACGATCCCATCAAGGACCGAGCGCAGGCGGAGTCGCAGATTGAGCGCAGCAATATCTGGGATTGGTGGACAGGCAGTGTCGTGCAGCGATTCTATCCGCGCACAAAAGCATTCGTCATCGCTACACGGTGGCACAACGATGATCTGATCGGACGGCTGCAGCAGCAGTCGGACCATAACTGGACGTTCATAAACCTGCCAGCAATCGCCGAGGAAAACGATGCACTAGGCAGGCAGCCTGGCGAGGCACTGTGGCCAGAGGTGAAGCCGCTGGAATTCCTGGAGAACGTGCGCCAGCAAATGGGTGAGTACAATTTTCAGGCGCTATTCCAGGGGCATCCAAGCGTGCGCGAGGGTGCGATTTTCAAGGTGGACCGATTCGTATACATTGAGGCAGCAGATTTGCCACCCATGGTCGAGCTGGTGCGCAAATGGGACGTCGCAGCCAGCAGCGGAAAAGGTGACTGGACAGCTGGTGTCTTAATCGGCAAGGACGCACAAGGTCGGATTTACATTCTTGACGCACAGCGATTTCAGCACAGCACAGACGAGCGAAACGCACGGATGCTGGCAGCAGCCAGAGCGGATGGCAGCCAGGTACGCAACGTTGTGCCTGAGGATCCTGGGTCGGCAGGTAAGGACGCAGCACTAAATTTCATCAGGTTATTCGGGGGATACAATATAAAAGCCATTCGGGAAACAGGGTCGAAAGAGCTGCGAGCTGATGGTCTGGCAGCACAGGTGAACGCAGGCAATGTGGCACTCATGCGCGGACCATGGAACTCGACGTTCATCGAGGAGCTAAGGCAGTTTCCCACAGGCAAAAACGACGACCAGGTCGATGCAGCTGCAGGTGCTTATAATGAATTATTCAAGACGAAAAATGTGTGGGATTGGTAAATGAAACTATTCGGTCTCGAAATCAGAGCAGCACGGCCGCGACCACAGAACAGGGTCCTGGAGACGGTCGGCAATTCCTACGTCGGTGGGACAGCGATGCTGGGCGGTTATCTGCGCTACGGCGCATCCGATCGAGACTGGAGGTCAGAGGCAGGACAGCTGGAATCCAACAGCACTGTCGCCATCGCCATCGCTAAGATTGCAGCCAAGGTCGCACAGGCGAAGCTGGAATTAAAAACGATTCAGCCTGATGGTGCTGTCATTTACAAACCTGATAACAGGATTTTCGCATGGACCAACCCGATGCCAGGGCTGGACCAGCAGACACTGTTAAAAGCAATCAGCTGCAGCCTGAAGGTTTACGGCAACGCATACCTGTTGAAAAGGCGGAACAAGACAGGTCTGATGATTGGTTTGGCGCCATTGATGCCATTTCAGGTCTATCCAAAATCCGATGTGCATGTCGACGGGTCGCCGAACAATGGCAACGAGCTGATAACCAGATACCAGATTTTTCCTTACGGCGGAGGTCAGATGTTTTACGTCGCGCCATCAGAAATCATCCATTTCCGCGACGGAATGGTTGATGCCAACAACCCAGCACTGGGCATGTCTGCGCTCATGGCATGTCTGCGACAGGTAGTCACAGATAACGAGGCAGCAAACTATGCCGCCACGCTGATGTCGAATATGGGCATACCTGGTGTGATTTTCAGTCCGAAGGATTCCAACGCGCTAGAGCCATCCACAGAGCAGCGAAAGTCAATGCGCGACAGGTGGCAGTCATTCACGCGTGACAGACGAGGTCAGGCAATGGACCTACCTGGCGCATTTGAAATCACCAGGGTCGCCATGTCGCCGACAGACATAAAAGCGATTGAGCAAAAGGTCCACGGCATGACGGAAATTCTGGCTGCGCTGGGAGTGGATCCGATGATTCTGGGGCTGCCGTCTGACTCGAAAACGTACAACAACATGGCGGAGGCGCGCGAGGCATTCATCGAGGACACCATCCTGCCGCTGCTATCGGTCATCGCTATGACCATGGACAAGGCATTTTTCGAGGAGGGTCTGCAGTTGACCACTGAGCAGTACCTGGCATTCAATAACAGTTGCTACCGAGAACTCGACGAGGACATCACGGCAAAGTACGACAGGGCTGAAAAAGCATTCCGCTCAGGCGCATCCACACGCGGCGAGTTTAGGAAGGCACTAGGATTCATCGACAACCTAGACGATGCCAGAACATGGTTCGATATGAATGCGTTGGCAGCGCCAGGGATGGTCACACGGGCTGCCAGATACAGTCTGCAGCAGCAACGCGCGCTAGAGGAGATCCAGCTGCGGGACGATGTGTAGAAATAGTCGGCACAGTGTCAGCCATTTGGGGTCACATTACGACCAGCTGGCGACTCGCGTGCTGACGTTCACACCGAAAACTGTTGAGATCAGGGCAGTACCATCGGCATTCCAGCAGGCAGCAAATCGCAGCCATCAGGCATGGTTCACAGACATGCTGAATTTCAACTGGCGGCAGGTGAAACGCGGCACATTGCAGCTGGTCGGTGGTGACATCGATGAGCTGACATGGGCTGATAGGTTTTACGAAACGATACTGCAGGCGAACGCGAACGCGCACTGGATCGGTCGGGACCAGGTGTCGGACGCATTGTTCACGGAATTTGCCGAGCAGGACATTCTGGCTGCCAGAGCAATCGCAGACGTCGACAGCCAATACCTGCAAAATTTCCTAGACGACATTCTCGACGGTCGATACGACGACGAGGACGGGCTGCTCGACAATGACAAGATCCTGCAGCGGCAGCGACTGTATATGAGCAAAAGCCGAGGTCTGGCAGCAGCTGGTGCTGTGGATAACCTGGGTCTGGATGTGGAAATCACATGGCATCTGGGAGCTGTCGAAAAACACTGCGTCGAGTGTCCGCAGCTGGCAGGCATGTCGCCATTTTTTCGCGATGATCTATTCACGACACCAGGCAGCTGTGACACACCATGTCTGGGAAACTGTAAGTGCCATTTGTCATTCATTCATAATGGAGAAAGGATCGAGACGATTAAGCCAGTCACGCTAGAGGTCTAACATGCCAGAAATTTTCTATCCGCCAAAATCAGTCCAGAACGCATGCAAGAAAGGTCTGCAGCTATTTGAGGAGGGTCTGGGCGGTGATGGTCTGGAACCTGCGACCATCAAGGAGGCACGGTCAATGGCAGCTGGTGAGATCCAGACGGAAAACAAAATCAGGAAGGGATACCGATGGTGGGCGCGAAACGCACGATTCCTGGATGAGCCTGAGGACAGTCCAGCATTTGTCGCTGCGCTGCTATGGGGAGGGCGCACTGCACCAGCATGGTTTGAGGAAGCCTATAATTACATTATTGAAAACGAGAGCAGAAAAATGAATATTGCAAAAATTCAGCACAGACAGTTTGACCTACGCATGGATGATGCGGTCGAATCAAAAGGCGGCCTCAGAGGGACAGCGCTGGCATACGGCAAATTGGATTCCTACAACACTGTTTTCGCGCCAGGGTCCGCCACAGCAGCACTGCCTGATTTCGTCGCGAACGGTTCATTTCTGGCTGCACACGATGCTGATGATTTGGCGATCGGCTACATCAGGTCGGCGGTAGACACAGGCACAGGTGTCGAGGTCGAGGTCGACTATCACACAACAGGTGATGCCCAGGACGCACGCACTGTCGCCATGGAACGTCTGGCTGCTGGGAAAAGAGTCGGTCTGTCCATCGGGTTCACGATCGGCGACTATGTCGAATGCCAGAACGGCGACGCGCTGCTGGAAATGGCGGCGAGCATGGGCATGGACCTGAACCAGTTTGATGTGGAAAACATCCGCAAATGCCAGCGCGAGTGTTACCTGCTGGTGCGACTGGCAAAGATTTTCGAGGTGTCGCAGGTGAATTTTCCTGCTGTACCTGATTCGGAAGCGACAGCTGTCCGACACGATTTTGGATCTACTCCTGCTGGTAAATCCATGGCTGATGAAATCGATGCTGCTCATGATGCGGTCGATGCAGCAACTAAGCGAGCGACTGAGGTTTTCGAGCTGCGGTCGAGCGACAACAAGACACTAGGCAAAGTTTCCATTGAGAAGCTGTATGCGCTGCGGGAAGCATTGGACCAGCTGATTGAAGCTGCGTCTGCACCGACAGCCATGGAGCGACAGGCGGAAAAATTTGCCAGATTGAGGAACATCAAATGAAATCAGTAAACGAGCTAAATCAACAACTAGCTGCTGCTGTATCGTTCGTCGATGAGACTCGCGCAACCTACGAAGGCAAGGCAACCATGCCAGCTGACGTAGAAGCGAGATTCGACAAAGCGGTCGCAGACATGCTAGACGCGAAAAAGGAACTTGAGGTCCGAGCCGAGCTTGAGTCCGCACGGTCATTTATGATGCAGCCAGCAAATGGTCCTGCGGTCATGGGCGCCAACAACAGCCAACAGGTCGAGGACGCAGCTGTACGCAGCTGGCGACAGTACCTGCGAGGCGACAGCAGCCAGGTATCGAACATCCGAGCAAACCAACAAGTGAATCCAAACACTGCAGGTGGATTTTTGGTCCCGACGGTGATTTTGAATGAAATCATCAAACCAGTCAACGATCCAATTTTCATGCGACAAATCTGCCGCGTGCAAACCATCAAAGG